CATGTGTCCGCTTATACCGACAAGTGCCGCAGTAAGATAAAAGTCAAGATGATATGATTGAGCTGCACTTGCGGTAACAACACCACTAAACCCGGATATGGACCATTCACCAATTAACTCGACAAGACTGAATGCCGTCTTCATACGCTTAATCCGAATAACATATGCGGATGTGCCACCCCACATTGCCATAAAGATAAACCATGCATAAGTTAATCCACTATCCATGAATTCTTTAAAATGTGCGGTGGATTGTTCTGGCATCCTCTATTGTCCAACTAATTAATAAATTTCAGGCATAAAAAAACCCTGTCCTAGTTGTCTAGTCAGGGTTACTCTGTATTGTGGGAAATTAGACCATCAAATTGCGGCGATTGCAAATAAATTAATTTACGCCCTCACAAATAACTTTATCGGCATAATATAAAACCCTTGATACCTCTGCATCAAGACCTTGTACGTAGCTTATAATCTGGTTGTATCTTGCTCTCCATAACCGACGATAATTGCATTCATCAACGCCAATAGCATCAGCCACTGAACGACCACTGACAAACTTGACCCCAGAGCCAGAACAACACGGACAGACCCGCATTGATACTAACCCTCTACCATGACACCTTACACAACGATTAGGCCTAACAACATCAAATACAGCCATCGCCGCCATATTCATTATTGTTGGCCTGCCTTTTACCGTTCGCCACTGTTCCTTTATTGCAATACCAGCCGACCACACCCGAATATTTGCAATAAGTGAGCGTTCCGCATTTTCACACAATGCATATTTAGCAAGAGCCAAACTCATTGCTGGAACTGATAATCCAACCAGCAAACCAGCCAATTCAGCCCGTGTTAATTTTTCGCCTGAAGTTATACTGATAGGCTCATGATATTTTATCGATCCCGCACATAACAAACCAATAATCTCACTACTTGCCATAATTACACCTCTGCTTAAAAGTTATTATTTAAAATGCTGAAATAGATATATTAATTAACTGCCAAGCATCTTCCTTAAATCCTTTAGTACCGATTTACCATCGATCAATGCCTTACCATTAATCTTTTCTATCGGAATGACAAATCCCTTACATTGTAAATAACCAAGCCCCTTATCAGTAATCCTGTAAGTATGCGCGGCCTTTCCCGTTTGCCCGCATACCCGCGCTTCTAAAATCTCAAGATAACCATGGGCAAATAAATCATGACAACGCTTTGGCGCATTTGAATAGCGCTCGTTTGACCAGCCAAGAACCTCGATAGCTATTTCCTTAGCCGTTGCTCCAGACTTACCGATAAACCCCTTAAGCAAAGCATCAATATCCACATACCGTCTTTTTGAACGCGAAATTGACACCACAGAACCACTACTGTTTTCACTCATGACAACCCCCTTTTCCACTCATTCAAACGAATATCTACCTGACGCTGTAAAAAAGACCGGGCTTGTTTATAATCTAAGCCGGCTGGTGGATCACCATAACCAAAGTGCCTCATCCATGCGACTAACCGCATATCATCCCGTGGCATTCTAGCCCATTCCGGTAAGGCAAGATTCTTAAATCCAGGTGACTCGATAGGCTTGCCAATTCCATGCCTTTGCTCAAATAATCCAGGATGCGCTAAATAATCAACCAAAAGCCTTGCAAGTTTAGCTGTCCATTGCCGCTGTGATAACGCTCGCTCACCTTCTGAAAACCAAAACGATATAAACTCGTTGATCCAAGTTTTATTAACATCACCAACAACAAAACCGTACATCGATAAAATCTTTTCTAAATCTTGTTGATCAGGTTGCCATTCAAGAGACATAGTAAATTTATCATCCTCGCGCGCGCGTGTTGTTGTATGTTGTATAGATGTTATCCCAACTGAACTCCCAACTAGACCACAACTCAAGTTATTATTGTCTTGTATGTAATTGTTACTATTATAAATTTTTTTAATTATAACTCCCAACTTAAACCCAACTGAACTCCCAACTGGATTCTGAACGGAGTTATCCGTAGATAGCAACTCCACCCAAAAAACACGGATCAATATAAGATCCTGTTTGAAACCTCTCATGCTTAACCTTGATAACAAACCAATATTGACTAACCGGTTAATGGCATTTTCTACAGTCTTTGACGTGACTTTAACCAATGTACATTTAACCCGCCTTGCTACATCACGCTCGGACAAATCCAACGCCATTCCGCCATAAGATACACGCCTTGATTCACCGACAATACCAGACTCAAAATCGACACGCTCTGCTAGATAATTAAATACATCCCTGTCTAATGGCCTCATATTACGCAAAATATCCAGCTCATTTGGTAGCACTAATAACATGACTAATTACCATCACACATTAAAAACCGATCAATATCACCAGCGCTTAATACTCTTGCAAAATTGAAATATTCGCCGCTATCCACATAAAATCGTAAATCAAAAACCTTAACAACTAGCCTAACAAACGGCTTATTAAAATGACCATTAGTAACCCAACATAAAACAGGCCCTACATTAAGTCTTTCAACAAGTCTACATTGCTCGGTAATCATCATAATATCCACCATTACCTAACCTCACGGAACCGCACTTTTTCGGCCTCAAAAGATAATCTGACAGTGCCTAAAGGTCCGTTACGCTGCTTACCTATAATAAGTTCAGCAATCCCCTTATCAACACTATCACTATGGTAAATCTCGTCACGATACAAAAACAAAATTAAATCAGCATCTTGCTCAATACCGCCAGAATCCCTTAAATCAGACTGAATTGGCCGCTTATTGGGGCGACGCTCAAGCTCCCTGTTGAGCTGAGACAATACCAGCACCGGTATATCAAACTCCTTGGCAAGCCGCTTAAGTCCTCGCGTTATATCCTCAATCTCATTATTACGATTACCACCCCGATCAAAATCAGATCCCATCAATTGTAAATAATCAATGACTATCATGCCCAGACCATTATGAAATTCGTCCCTTATCTCAGTATTCAATTTCATACACCGTGATCGGATAGCTCCAACGGACAACCCTGGAGAATCATCAATAAACAATGGCGCATCACCCAGGCGCTTTATTCCAGCCGTTAGCAGGGGCCACTGCCCATCATGAATAGTCCAACTCTCTCTAATACTTTTCAAGAAAACCCCGGATGAACTCGACAATAACCGTTCGCCTAATTCATGCGCTTGCATTTCCATGCTGAAAACAGCTATGGGTATCCCAGATAAAGCTACCGATTCAGCCATATTCATGGCTATCGCCGTTTTTCCCATGGCTGGACGGGCGGCCAGGATAATCAAATTACCGCCAACAAAACCTGATGTCATGGCATCCAAAGACGATAACCCTGATGAGACACCCAATACACCACAAGCAGGCTTATCATAATTTTCTTCAACACGGCGCAAAACATCTCGCAATACATCACGGAGCCTTTCAAATCCCTTCTTGCCGCGTAAATGCCGCTGTGACACATCAAATATAGCCGTCTCAGCTTTAGCAATTGCCTCTTTAGTATCCGTATTCGCTGCATAAGCCAAATCACGAATAGTATTAGCCACCGTAATCAATTGCCGTAACACTGACTTATCCCTGACAATACGCGCATAAGCCACAATATTGGCCGCACTTGGCGTATCTTTTGCCAACATAATCAAATAGGCCAACCCACCTATCGTTTCTTCATGACCTTTGCTTTTAAGCAACTCGTTTACCGTAACCACATCGGCAGGACTACCAGCCGATAATAACCGAGACAAAGCGCTAAATAAAACTTGGTGCCGACGCTCGTAAAAATCACCCGGTTCAAGAACACCCTGTATATTTACCCATGCCGAATTATCAAGCATCAAAGCGCCTAATACGGATAATTCAGCCATCGTTGAAAAAGGCGGTTGCATTGCAATGTTTGAAGCGCTCATAGTCTTTTAAATCGATTCAAGATCATTAACAATATCGTTCAAAACATCAGCAATATCTGGATTGAACAACCCGGCCAAACGATTCAGAGTCTGTAATTTTATCGCTAAATCGTCAATAACTCGCCGCTTGCCATAGTTGACTCTAATATTAGCTAGTCCTTTCATAATGCTATCAAAATCATCATCACATACATTGACATCACAATGATCATTACTGGCAACCTCTGGACTTCCAAAGGTATTTATAATCTGTATAGCCGCATCTTCATCCTTAACTGTAAGATCCACCGTATCAGCCAACACATAAAGATTACCGATCGTACTGGTACGCTGTTTTAATTCCCGTACCAAATTTTTATTTCTTAGCTTATAAACTGCTTCTCTTATAGCCCTTTCGTCATCAGCCGAATAACATTTATTATAAAGCGTCTTACAGCTCATGCCCTCAGAAATCCCGGCAAGCGCTGTTAAAATCTCACTCTCTACTTTAGTCACTAACGCCTGCCTTATCCACGCAATAGCGGCTATAAAGCGTTTGTGCAAGCTCGTTTTTTTTACTTTGCGCCTCATAATTAAGGCCCCAACACACATACAAAGCAGACTCAAGCGTTTGCTTAAAGGCGGAATAAGCCATCATGACTTTATCGCAATTATTATGTTCTTTACATTGAGCAACCGCCGCTTCAAACGCCATAACATCAGCCATATAAACCGGATTTTTATAATTATCATCAGCCTGTGCAACTGCACAGACCAATAACCCCATCAACATTAATTTTTTCATTCATGTCCCCTATAAAATCCATCATCGAAAAGCGGGCTTAACAACCAGTCAATAATGCCGGCCAGAAAATAACCCAATAACACAATAGCTATCCCAATTAACCCCAGCAAAAAAATAGCGCCAATTACCGCTAGCCAAAACAGCCCTGAAAAAATCTTAAACATCGCCAACCTTCCTGAACCGAGAAAATGACGACGTGCGATTCCGGCCATTTCTTACCCGTAAGGCACCGTCGTCTATTTGTGCTGTATTAAAAATCAGCACGGCTACAATGCCATTAAGCGATAACCGTATCATCCCCCTGGCAACCATTGTGACAATCGCCGCGCACCGCGCATTTAATTGGTGAGAGCGTAACCCCAACTTGCAATAAATAGCCTGCGTATGGGCTGATACTGTTTTGATACTGATTGCCAACAAGGTTGCAATGGTCTTGTCCGAGTAACCCTCAGACATCAAAGCAGCAACTTCTGACTCGCGTCCAGTTAACAAATCTTTGTCAAGCCATTCGGCTTTAATAGCCATAACGAAACCCTCCATAAAAACCCCTATAGGACATTAACCCTATAGCGGAAACCGTAATAAATCCTACGCTTAATCTCAAAAAAAGCCCTCCAAAGAGGGCAGAGTGAGCACCAAGAGGAGGCTGGTGTAAGGGTGCTGGGCAGGAATCGAACCTGCGAATTTCGGGCCTATGAACCCAACGAACTACCAACTGTTCAATCCAGCGGTTAAAAAGGGCCACAACCGGAGCCACTTGATAGGCTTTATTACCAGAGAGCGCTAACGGTAAGGTGGTTCGGCTGTGATTGTTCATTTCAATAATGATTTAGAGACTTTTATGCCTTTACGCACAGCAGCACCAATAACCATATTTTTTTGATCTTCGTTTAGATCATTAGGCCATTGACTGATTGCGGATTTGCCTTTTCCACCCAAGGCATTGCCAAGATCTTCAAGGGTTTTTCCAAATAATTTAATAGCGTCTTTCTTTTTCATAGGGCTAGTTTAGCACTTTGAACAATAAAGTCAAACATTTTGAACAATAAGTTTATTATAATAAACACTATGAGCACATTAGCAGAAAGAATTCCCGCCATGAGCGGGTTTTTTATTGTCAAAAATATTTAAAAAACCATTTTTATTACTGAAATGTTCAAAACGCTTGACATCTAAGTTCATTTTGCTAAACTCTATTCTAACAAAGCAGCCCCTACCTACCCCGGTAAAAAACCGGGGGTTTTTTTAATAACAGGCTAAGACAATGAAAACAACTACACCTGAAGAGCACGAACAAAAAGCCGCCTATGTGGCCGCATCCATCTACGACCTGGCTAAACCTGAACAGTTGGATTGGCAAGTGCTAACCGCGATTATCAATATAGCCTTGATGCTGCTCGATAACGGCCACAGTGCCGCAACCGCTTACGAAACAGGTGCCAGTTATGTCCGGGCAATATTAACCAACCCCAACCCCAACACCAACATTCAAGCTATATAAAATGACTACCGAATTAAAAATAGACTGGAAAAACCAGACCCTTTTATTGAAAGAATCACTTGACCAGGCAAAGCCGCACCTGGTCTTTACAGTGCAAACAAGCGGCATAACCTTTAAAGGAAAAAATATTATGTTTTTATTACCCGATGACAGAACCGCAACCATTATTGTTGATCCTGTCGACGCAAAAGGCTTTTCAGCACCTGTTGAGGACCTTGTTTTTTCAAGTTCTGACGAAGCCGTTGTCACTATTGACACAGTTGGACTCATTACCCCAACCGGCATTGGCACGGCAAACATTAACGTTACCGCAGATTCGTTAATCGGTGAAGGTGTCGTCACTATTGCGGGTATTCTTGAGGTACAAGTAGTCGCGGGACAGGCCGTTAGCCTGGCAGTAACAGCCGTACTTACCTAACAACCCTTATAAAATACTAACCACTTAATACCCGCTTAACAGCGGGTGTTATCGAGGCATAGAATATAATAATGAAAAATCAATCTGATAACTCTTGTCTTAATAAAAATCATTCAGTGCCCAAAAAAACACTGAACAACCCGGTAGAAACCTTTGAACGACACTGGCATGAACAAGATAAAACAAATTATAAGAATAGAGCCATCTTCGCTCTATTGCTTATATTCATAGCCTGTTTTTTAGCCTTAAACATAAAACAGGCAAAATCCGACGGTGTTGATGATCCGGTATTTTACCAGGATCATGATAACCCATTTAACCACAACAAAGAATTACCGTGGCCAATTAACCCCTATCACCCACCGTATCACAACCATATAATAAAACCGGATCATGATAACCCATTTAACCACAACAAAGTATTACCGTGGCCAATTAACCCCTATCACCCACCGTATCACAACCATATAATAAAACCGGATTATTATAAGCATCACTTAGTCGAACGGCCACATCAAAAAACTGAATGTATCCCAGAACCCGAGCCTATTTTACTAATCGGATCAGCATTAATAGTGATTGCTTTTAAAAAAATAGCTAAAGATAAAAAGGCATTAAACCATGAAACAAAAAAAACAGGTTGTGACTATTGATAGAGCAGGAATACTGGCATTAAGCACTGTAAGCAGAGCACAAACTTTAAAAATAATTACTGATAAAAAAAATAATTTTCCAAAAGTCATAACCATTATAAAAAATAAAAAACTATATTCTAAAGCCCTTGTTATTTCCTGGTTTAAAAAAAATGATATTGAAAATTTTAGTTATAGTCAAAATTCTGAAAAAAAGAATTACACCATACAACAACTGGATAATCAATTAGCTGTCAAATTTTTATCATCAAAAATGATTATTTAATTATTATGGACGCTATTATAACATTTGATCAGCTTAAAAAAGCCACTGGCTATGATAAGCAATTTGCTGTTGAGAAATGCTTAAGAAAAAATGGCGTACGATTTTTATATGGCCGTTGCGGAATCTACACAACGTCTTATGCACTTAATGTCGCCATGGGCTTATGCTATGAAAATAAACAACCGGAACCTTTAGAAATTGATATTTTATGAGTAGTTAAAACGTGGATAACATTATAATTTAGAATAGCATAAACCGCCTAAACACAAAAATGATTAGAGAGAAAATCATGACACATGGACAAGCGCACGCGCACGAATGCAGCTTAATAACTGTTGCTACGGTTGAGCGACTGGTTAGACATCTCTATTCCATAGAGACTATATATCATTTTAGATGTTGTATTTGTAACAAATGGTGGTCAATAGCTGATTATTGTTTAGTTGATTATATGATATGCCCCCACTGCGGGTATAAAAGTAAGATTGAAGAATTGCCGCATAACGCACAATTAACCAGCCCGCCGGCAGGTGAGCTTAAACGAAGCGAGGAATTATGAACAACAACGAAACTACAAAACCGCCACAGGCCGGAGTGCCTGCGTTGAATGCACAGTTAGAAATTGATACGTCTCTCTTGATGATGTATGGTTTAAAAGGATTGGAAGAAAGAGGGTTTAAAGAAATAGTGAATAGACTTAAGCGCGCTAAAGTTTTTGTGCTTAACGCAGACTAACCGTGCGCTGCCCAGTAGTATAAGAAATGAATGAAGATTATAACCGCGCTACGGTTGAGCGAACTGTTATGCGCACGTTGGAGGTTTGGCAAGTTGCTGCACTGTATGTGGAGAAAGACGGCGCATATTTTGGACTGCCTGGCGTTGATCCGTGGGACGAGATGAGAGACGCTCGAAAATATCCAGGTATGCACCCAATAGTTGCACACCCGCCTTGTCAGAGATGGGGTAGGTTTTGGCATGGCAGTACAGCAAAGCCCCATCAATACAAGATGGGTGATGACGGTGGGTGCTTCAAACTTGCACTGGAATCACTTCATAAATGGGGTGGAGTGCTCGAACATCCTATGGACTCACATGCCTGGAAGCACTTTGGGTTATGCAAGCCTCCGCGTGCTGGTGGTTGGATCGAATCTGCTCCTGGAATATGGTCGTGCTGCGTGTACCAGGGCCATTACGGGCACTTGGCTGGCAAGGGAACGTGGCTACTCGTATCTGGAATTGCTGTCGGTGACCTGCCAGAACTGCGCTGGGGAAAGACCGAGCAGCGGTTACACCCAACAGCGTTGGCCAGGCACGGCTACGCAAAAGCAAGGCGTATAGGAATGATGGCGATGGTTGGCGGCAAGGACAAGACGCGGATTAGAAACGCGACACCGCCTGAATTTCGAGAACTGTTGTTGTCGATAGCACGTAAGGCGCATAACGTAGAAGTGAGGAGCGCTGCTAAATGACGACTGAAGAAACAAACCACGATTGCGCTGCGTCCCGATCGACTGACGGGTTAGCGAATGTGCATTACGACATGGAAGGAATACAAGATGTTTTCAAGGCCGGTAAATGGACGTTAATTGCGCCGGACAGGAGCGCGTGGATAAACGGAAACCCAATGTTGGTAAGTGCTGCATTGCTTGCGGAGATCGGCGGGTACATGCGGCCACTCGGTGATGACTTTTTCAAAATCCTTGAAGAAAACCGATGGGCGTTGTACGAAGAATAAGGCACGGGCGCTAACGCGGAGCTAACCGGTCGCGGCAACTAGCCTTAATTTAAAACCGTATTGTAACCGCGCTTCGATTGAGCGACGGGTTAGACATTGGTGGTAACGAAAGTTACTTCGTGACCACCAGGAAAGTGCCTGTAAAAACAAAGAAACATCATGACGCATAACGCAGAGCTAACCGGGCGCGGCCTGAAGGACTTGAATAATGAATGAAGATGATAATAGCGCTCCGGTTGAGCGAAGGGTTATACGCCAGATACTTGAGCGCGAGATTAAATCACAGACGCGAAGCTCGGAAAGAAACGCGGCTAATAATGCGCTTGAAGCGGCATATCATGATGACCTTATGCGCCGTGGATTGAGTCATGCGCTTTTTGTGCTGGCTACTGAGTGTGGCGTATAACGCCGTGTTAAGCGGCAAGCCGCCACACGATGAACTTTAACCGCGCAAATGCGCCCCATGGTGGCTTGTCCGCTTGAACTAAGAGTTATACATGACAATAGAGCTTTTTAATGAAGATTGCCTGGTTGTAATGTCGCGCTATCCTGATAAATATTTTGACCTTGCTTGTGTTGATCCGCCTTATGGTTTAGGTATCGATGGACAAAAGGAACAATTAAACAATAAAAATCCTAAACATAATAGGAAACATCACGAAGTAAGGAATTGGGATAATGCTATTCCTGATGAAGTTTATTTTAGAGAATTGGAGCGGGTAAGTAGCCATCAAATTATTTGGGGGGCTAATTATTTTGTAAAGCACTTAAACGATGCTCACAAAGGGTGGATATTTTGGTTTAAAGGCCAGGAAGGGCTAACGATGAGTGATGGGGAAATTGCTTATAGCTCATTTGATAAACCTACAAGACAAGTAACATATAACCGGAATCAATTATTATTAGACCGAACTATTCACCCCACCCAAAAACCCGTAAAACTATACGACTGGCTACTGCACAACTACGCAAAGCCAGGACAACGCATTTTAGATACTCACCTTGGAAGCGGAAGCAGCGCGATAGCCGCGCATTATTTCGGGGTTGATTTTGTAGGCTGTGAACTTGACAAGGATTATTTTAATGCAGCAAAGAAACGCTTTGATTTAGCAACGGCGCAAGTGTCGCTGTTTGATGGTGCATAACGCCGTGTTAAGCGGCAAGCAGCCAAACAATGAACTTTAACAGCGCAAATGCGCCACATGGCGGCTTGTCCGCTTGAACCAAGAGTTATACTTTTTCAGTGAGGAATTATGAACATAGAAAAAATAATCACATCGATTGAACAATATGTAGCAGCAGCCATAACAGCCGATGCTAGCCACCACGATGGTTATACAGAGTATGAAAATGTTGCGCAGGAGAGAAAAAAAATAGCGCTTAATGATTTACGAGCGGCATTAGGTGAGCCAGATACAGCTAGTGGCGTATAACGCTTAGATAAGCTGACCGCTGAAGCGATAGCGAAAGCGGTTCGGCTTGAGCGTTTGGTTAGACACTTGGATTGATAAATGAAACATAAAACGACTAGGTCACTGGCACAAAATCCGATTGAATTTCAGCGGGC